TCGGGTATTCATCCCCTACAATTGGCTTGCTGGTTATCTCCACCAGCAGTTGCCTTTGGGGGTTGGCGTGAGTCAGCCCCCTTTTTTCATCATATACTTGACCATCTTCACAAAACATGGTTAACATTCTAAACATGAAAGTCTCACAACAAGCAATCCACGACATCAAGCACAAGGCCGAGTCGGCTGGGTACAAGATGTCGGACGTCTGCCGAGTCGCAGAGATCGACCAGGCTCAAGTCTCGCGATGGCTTAACGGCATCACAGAGCCTCTGTACGGCAGCGTCATCAAGCTGGACCAAGCCGCAGATGCACTCATCTCAGCACGTCTGAAGGTCATCAACCAAGCCATGGAAGATGCCGTCAAATGACCAAATACTGCATTGGCGTGGACCCTGGCCTCTCAGGCGCAATCGCCGTCATGTCACCAGAGAGCCTGAAGATATTCGACATGCCCACCATGACGGTGGAGCGCAACGGCAAAGCCAAGCGGCAAGTTTCTGCCACCGAGCTGGCCGACTTGCTGTACCTGTATTCTGGTAAAGACTGCCACGTCTACTGCGAGCGCGTGGGAGCCATGGCAGGTCAGGGCGTCACCAGCGTCTTCAGCTTTGGCCGTTCATTCGGCATGATCGAGGGCATCCTTGCCGCATTCAAACTGCCTGTGACCTATGTGGCCCCAGCCACTTGGGTGAAGGCCGTGCACCGAGGCGCTGGCAAAGATGCCAGCCGATCACGCGCCATGGAACTGTTTCCCGACAACCAGGCCGACTTCAAGCGCGTCAAAGATGACGGCAGATCTGACGCCAGTCTCATCGCATATTGGGGGAAGCACTATGGATGACAAAGAGCGCCAAACCCTGCGTGAGCACATCATCTGGCTCGGTACAGAGCTGGAGAGACAACGCAAGCTCAACCAGCAGCACATCGTCTTCTTGAAGCGCCTGCTGGACCCCGAAGACTTGGGGCACGCAGCCAGCAACGAGGTGCGAAAGATCGCCTATGTCCTGCTCATCAACAACAACATTAACGAAGACCAAGAATGAAACAACTCAAACTGCGGCCATCCTCTGCCTCGCGTTGGATCGCCTGCCCAGCCTCTGCGCGGCTCTCAACGCTTGTGCCCTACCAAGAGAGTGGGGAGGCCGCCAAGATTGGCACAGCCATTCACGCGCTGGCCGAAACCTGCTTCCAGCTTGACACCGACCCCATGAAGTTTGTCGGCCAGCAGGTCGAGGGCATCACTATGACAGAGGAAAACTGCAAGTTTGCTATGGAACACCTGCAAGCCATTTGGGCCATCCAGGACGATCTAGGGCACGTCAAGGTGGAGCAGTTGTTCAAGCTGTACGACACACCCCAATTCAGCCTGCAAGGCACTGCTGACGTGGTTGGCTGGTCCATCACCAAAGAGAAGCTCACCATCGCGGATCTGAAGACAGGGCGCGGTTATGTGGACGCTCAAGACAATGAACAGCTAAAAATCTACGCGCTGGGCGCCATGAAGGCCAACAACCTGCGAGTCAAGGAGGTCGAGTTCCAGATCATCCAGCCGCACCATGGCGACAAGCGCATCCACCGCATGAGTGCTGACGAGCTGGGCGTGTGGGAGACGCAGGTCATGCTTCCCGCCATTGAAGATGCTGTGAGCCAGGCGCCCAGGTTTGCGCCATCAGAGTCAGCTTGTCAGTGGTGTCCAGCCAAGACTATTTGCTCTGCTCAAAAGGCATCTTTTGATGTGGTTGCCGCGCAGCCAGACATCACAGCTCTCAAGAAAGATGACGTCAAAGAAGTGATGCTGGCTCTCACACCGCAGCAGATCAGCGACATCTTGGACCGTGCGCCGATGGTGGAGAAGTTCATTGATGCCGTCAGAGATCATGCAATGTCAGCCATGGAGAAGGACGGCATGGTCGTGCCTGGCTGGCAGTTGCAACCTAAACGCGCCTCACGCAAGTGGCTTGATGAGTCCAATGCGCGTGCCGAATTGATTGCTGCGGGTTTATCCGATGTCGACATATTTGAATCAAACCTAATTACTCCAGCGGCGGCAGAGAAACTGCTTCCAAAGGATCAAAGAGTTATCTTGGACGATCTCACGGCCAAGGTATCAAGTGGCTTGACGCTTGCGAGAGATCGCGGCTTGAGTCAATAATGCAACCCCTGTAACTTTTGAAAGCGAAACGCAAAATGCTAAATCTCTCTTCTGCTGGCGGCTCTGGAAACTACATCCGCTTCTCCCCCCAAGCCAACGCTTGGACCAACAACCTTGGCGAGGAAATCCAACTCAAGAAGGTCGTGTTCGACATCGACGCCGTGCAAACAGGCTGGCTGTTGCTGGGTGTCGGTGTGCGCGAATGGAATCCTGATGCCGAACTCGGCCGTAAAGGTCCTCAGCCGTCCCCCGAATTCAAGAGGGGCTTTATTGTGAAGTTTTATAACAAGGAACTGGGCACAGTGGAGTGGAGTTCTAACGGTGTAGGACCTAATATTGGGCTTCAGACCCTCTATGAGGCCTGCGCGGCACAGCGTGCAGCCAACCCTGGCAAGATGCCTGTGCTTGAGTACACCGGCTCAAAGCTGGAGAAGATCGGCAAGGGCACGACACGCATTCCAAACTTCACCATTGTGAGCTGGATTGACCGGCCATTAGGTATGTCTGCTGACGCTGAGACCATCATACATATGCCTGTAGAGGTGGCGAGTAAAGCATTGAAAGCCGATGCTTTTGTGTCTGCACCAGCTCCAGCTCCAGCGCCTGCAAAGACTTCGATGGCTGCCGCCATTGAAGATGATGAAATGTTTTAACTGACATCAGTCAAGTGCCGAGGTGTAACAGCCTCGGCTTTTTTTTCCTCATAAAAAACACAACATGAAATATCTATCACTTTGCAGTGGTATTGAGGCGGCAACAGTGGCATGGCATCCCCTTGGCTGGGAGGCTGTGGCCTATTCGGAGATCGAGAGATTCCCATCAGAGGTGCTGGCACATCACTATCCATCAACGCCAAACCTTGGCGACATGACGAAATTTAAGGAGTGGAATTTTGAATCAGATGTCGATCTTCTCGTTGGAGGAACTCCCTGCCAGTCTTTCTCAGTCGCAGGACTCAGAAAAGGATTGGATGACCCTCGTGGCAACCTCATGCTTACCTATCTTGCCATTGCTGACAAATATCGCCCCCGATGGTTGGTCTGGGAGAACGTCCCTGGCGTTCTGTCATCTAACGGAGGAGAAGACTTTGGCACATTCCTCGGAGGGTTGGGGGAACTCGGGTATGGGTTCGCCTACAGGGTTCTTGACGCTCAATTCTTTGGAGTGGCACAGCGCCGCCGCCGTGTGTTCGTTGTCGGACACCTTGGAGACTGGCGAGCTGCCGCAGCGGTACTTTTTGAGCGCTACAGCCTGTCAGGGCATCCTGCGCCGAGCAGAGAAAAGGGGCAAGGTGTTGCCGGCTATGTTGAAAGCAGCTTTGGACAATATCGCGAAGACAGCATCGGAGGAACAGCTAAAGCAAGTGGAGGTGTCCTCGGTGGAGGAAGTGAAACATTCATAGCGCAACCTGTCTACGAAATGCACGGTCAGGACAGCAGGGTGCGTGACCTTGGTGATACTTGCAGTACCGTCACAAGCAAATGGGGAACTGGTGGTGGGAATGTGCCTGTCGCGTTGCAACCCATTGGATTTGAAGAAAATTTCCATGCTATTAAAGAAACTCAAACTGCACCAGCCATGACAACTAAAGGATATGGGGTTACTCAAAATGCCGGTGGGCTTGGCATAAGACAATCCATGGCCGTCAGAAGACTCACGCCAGTGGAATGCGAGCGCCTGCAAGGCTTCCCTGACAACTACACAGACATCAAATTAAAGAACAAGCCAACGCCAGACGGTCCAAGATACAAAGCCTTGGGCAACAGCATGGCAGTGCCTGTCATGGCATGGATTGGGCAACGCATCGAACAAGTAGAGGCAATATGCAAGCAGAACAAATAGCCAAGCAGCTCGGCAACGCAAAGAAAGCCAACGGCCAGTGGGTAGCAAGTTGCCCAGTACCAGGCCACGGCAAGGGCAATGGAGACAAGAATCCCTCACTCAGCATCAGCATTAACGATGACGGCAAGCCCTTGTTCCACTGCCACGGCGGGTGCACGCAGGAAGACGTCTTCAACACCATCAAGGACATGAGACTGCTGCCGGAGTTGGAAGAGAGACCAGACCCTCTGGCAAACATCAAACCTTTGCCGCAAATCAAGTTTGATCAGGAGTGGGAATATCAAGACGAAAACCGCACCACGGTGTTCGTCAAGCAGCGCATGAAGATTGGCGAGTCAGGCAAAACCTACAGGCTGTACAAGGTGGACCCCGATGGCCGCAGACATCCAACATTGGGAGACGCCAGAATAGTCCCCTACAAGTTGCCCGAATTGCTGGACGCGAAGACCGCGGGGCGCATCATTTATGTGGTGGAGGGCGAGAAGGCCGCAGACGCGCTGATAAGCATAGGTGTCACAGCAACAACGGCGCACACTGGTGCGGGAAGCTGGCCCGAAGCCATCACAGAGTACTTCGCTGGCGCCAATGTGGTGATCGTGCCCGACAACGATCTGCCAGGCTGGCGCTACGCGCACAAGGCCGTGGAAGCTATCCTGCCCATCGCCAAGAACGTCAAGGTTGTGGATTTACAACTTCCGAACACAGCGGATGACGCCTACGAGTTCGTCCACCAGTACAACAAGCAAAGAGATGACCTTGTGGCATTGGTCAAGGCGGCGTTCAAGGTGACGAACATTGAGGATGTAACGGTTCCCGAAAGACTCAACGCGCTGAAGCTGGATGCGTCATCAAGTACAAAAAACAGCGAAATCTATACATCAGACGCAGATCATGTAAAGAAACAGGCAGAAATTGAGCATGAGTTCGCTGGCGAGCCAGCCACCAAACAATCCCAAGCCAAAGAAGCCAAGCCGCCAAAGACAGTCAACATTGAGGCGTGGGACGACATCCAAGACGAGCCAGTCGAGTGGATGATTCATTCCATCCTGCCCACCAAATCGTTCTCTGCCCTCTTCGGACCACCTGGTAGCTTCAAGAGCTTCATCGCCCTCGATATGGCCGAGGCAATAGCCACAGGCAGGCCGTGGATGGGCAACGAGGTGGAGAAGCAGGGCGCAGTCTTATATATCTGCGGTGAGGGCTTTGGCGGTATGGGGGCAAGGATTAAGGCGTGCCAGATCCACCACAGCACGCCCAAAGGCGCGCCGATCTACGTCATCAGGCATCAGCTCAACCTCAGATCCAGCGCCGAGGACTTCAACGCGCTGATGATGGCCGTGGTCCAGTTGGTGGAGACAACAGGCATCGAGTTCCAGCTACTCATCATTGACACCTTGGCAAGAGCCTTTGGCGGCGGCAACGAAAATGACTCAGACGCCATGGGTTCATTCATCACGTCAATGGGCAAGATTCAAGAGTTCTTGGCCTGCGCATTGATGGTGCTGCACCACAGCGGGAAGGACTTAGCCAAAGGGTTGCGCGGTCACTCAAGCCTGCTTGGCGCCGTAGACACCCAGCTTGAGATCCTTAGATTTGAGGATCAGGCCAAAGGAATCATCAGCCTCACCAAGCAGAAAGATGGACAAGACGGCATCCGAATCGGGTTTGAGATGGTCGAAATAGAGATCAGCAGCTCAAGCCTCGGCTTCGATCCTGCGGTCAGTTTGGCGGTCCAAGCCAGCGATGAGGCCGTCAATCAGGCGCCAAAGAAGGCCAAGAACAACGCTAGAAAGGGACCTAATCAGTCAATTGCAATGGAGAGTCTTGGAAATGTAATTAAACAAAAAGGAATACAAAAGATTATTGAAGGCAAGCTCAGAACTGCTGTCAATTTGGCCGACTGGCGCACCGAATTCAGGTCAAAGAAGGGCGTCACAGACGACTCAGAGCTAAATGTAAGGAAAGCATTCGACAAGGCTTGGACTCGGGCGCAAGACGATTTGCACAAGTTTGGAGAAATTGGGATCAGAGATGAATATGTGTGGCCGGAAACAAGCGATGACGACAAAGATGCCTATTAACAGCAAATCTAATACTAAACGCACAAAAAATGGAGACATTTGGACTTTGTCTCCTGTTTTTTGATGGATTGAAGAAAGTAGTGCAAAAGAATTGAAATATGGAGACAAATGGAGACAATGTCGCCGTTTGTCTTTGTCTCAGGCGACAAGACAAACCGAGAGTCTAAAGACTCGGAGGTTTGTCTCCTGTGATGTCGCCGATAGCGTGTCACCAAGTAAGGAGAAACAAAAATGGCAACGAAACAGAAAACGAGAAAACCGAATCAGCTTCCATTGGTGGAGCAGCCACGTCCACCAGCAGATCCTTGGACGATTCACGTTCAAGCAAAGTTGGTGGAACTGGAGGCGGTGAAGGCGGCCAGCGATAGGAAGTGGGGAGAAAATCGACTGATTACTTTAGTAGACAGTGATGTCAGAGAGAAATTCTGGGTGCAGAACAGTCGAGTTCACCAGTTCATCGTGGCAAAGGATCAGATTAAGTTTGATGCTGCGGTGGCGTCCATGATCAGGGCGTTTGGCGTGTTGGACAGCAAGGCAACCGAAGCAGGGTTCCAGCCAGCGGGGAAAGATATTCCGAGAATCGAGTGGGAGATGGATAACGGTCAGGTCATGGTGGTCGTCAGGACCATCAGCGAGGTACTGGCAATCCAGACATCCAGAACAGATCTGCGGGACGAGCACATCTGGAGCATGGAGGAGTTAGAAGTCTTCATGATGGAGCCGATCGTTCAAGAGGTGATCAAGATCAAAGCGATGATCCCGACAGCACAAGTGACAAAGTTCAGCTCAACCAAGCTGGGTGGCGAAACAGGATTTGATGACTTTGAAAATGACCTGACATTCAGCGACAATGAGCCTACCGAGTTCAAGTTCAACTCAAAAGCAGCAGAGAGGTTCAAACATGGAACAAATTAAGCGTTTGGCGGCTTTAATCCGCGAGAAGGTGCTGGCGGTTGTCCAGCGCGTAAAAACGGCTGTAAAAGGGGATTGAGCGTGCCAGGAAGACCAAAGTTCAGACAAGACATGGCAATGCTTGAGCAGTTGCCAGACGACATGATCGTCAGCATGTTTGAGGATGGCCGGTCACAGACACAGATCTGCTACGAGCTGGGTATCGGGCGCAGAGCGCTAGAGCAATGGATGGAGGATGCCGATCCCCATATAATTGCGCGTGCGCGCGCGAAAGCCGCCGATAAGCTCGCGGTGGAGACTCTGGACATCGCGGACAGCATGGCCGACAGCAATCCGCAGCGCGACGTCCAGCGCATCCGCACTCGGCAATGGCTGGCCGAAAGGTGGGATCAGAAGACTTATGGCTTACAAAAGCAGGCGCAAGTGACGATCAACATGCAGGACCTGCGCATCGATGCACTGCGACATGTCGAGGTCATCGACGACTTATCCACAGGGGAAGAGGCATGATTGGCGTCTTGGCCTGTGGACAACTGGCGTTTGCCGTGGTTGCGCATGTATAACCTGTGCGTAACACCTTGCGTGGTTAACATAATGGACATCGTATAAAGCCGATAAATGCGCACAAATACACAAAGGCCAATCGAATCAACGACTTACGCCAGTTCTGCGTCTGGAAGTTGTCCACATACGCCGAAGGTACTCACCCGCTGGCGCGGCGGCTCGACCCCCCCCATCGCTCGGCGCGGCGGGGGCGGCTGATGGTGCACCCTAAGAGACAGCGAAACCCATGACCCACCCCCCTACCCCCACTACGCAAGCCGTCAAGCCGTCCAAAAAAAAATTTGACGCTGTGCCCGATAACCCATTTGTGGAATTCGTCAAGCTCTACAAAAACAACCCTGTGCTCTTTGTCCGAGAGGTGTTAAACACTGAGCCTGATGGCTGGCAGATCGAGTTCCTTAACCACATTGCGGCAGGCAACCGGCGCATAAGTGTCAGATCAGGCCATGGCGTTGGGAAATCCACGGCGTCAGCCTGGGCGATGCTCTGGTATCTATTCCTGCGGTTTCCGGTCAAGATTGTGGTGACGGCCCCAACATCCAGCCAGTTGTATGACGCATTGTTTGCGGAGGTTAAGAGATGGGTGAAGGTGTTGCCACCTGTCTTGGCCGACCAGTTGGAGGTGAAGCAGGACCGCATTGAGATGAAGAGCGCCAACAATGAGGCGTTTATCTCTGCTAGGACATCCAGAGCCGAGCAGCCCGAAGCCTTGCAGGGGGTTCACAGTGACAACGTGATGTTGGTGGCTGACGAGGCCAGCGGTATCCCTGAACAGGTATTTGAGGCCGCGGCTGGCTCCATGTCTGGACACGCCGCGGTCACCCTGTTGCTGGGCAACCCTGTGCGGTCCAGTGGATTTTTCTTTGACACGCACAACCGCCTGACGGCTGACTGGATCACGATGAAGGTGTCCTGCGCCGACTCGCCGAGGGTCAGCGAAGCCTACATTGAGGAGATGAAGGCGCGTTACGGCGAGGAGAGTAACGCCTATCGCATCCGCGTCTTGGGTGAGTTTCCAAGGAGTGACGACGACACCGTGATCCCCATGGAGTTGTTGGAATTGGCGACACAGCGGGATGTGGAGGCGAGTAAGCACGCACCTCTTGTGTGGGGCTTGGATGTGGCGCGGTTTGGCTCGGACAGGTCTGCTTTGTGCAAGAGGCAGGGAAATGCGGTGGTGGAGCCGATCAAGACTTGGAAGAACTTGGACTTGATGCAGCTCACAGGTGCAGTCGTGGCCGAGTATGAGATCCTGATGCCGTCCCAGCGGCCACAAGAGATCTTGGTGGACTCGATTGGACTTGGCGCCGGAGTGGTTGATCGGTTGAAAGAGTTGGGTCTACCGGCGAGGGGCATCAACGTGGCCGAGTCACCGGCCATGGGCGGGACGTATAGGAACTTGAAGGCTGAGCTGTGGCACAAGGCCAAGGCGTGGCTTGAGCAGCGGGACTGTCGGATGCCCAAAGATGAGGCACTGATTGCTGAATTGGCGGCTGTGCGTTATTCGTTCACGTCCAACGGCAAGATCCAGATCGAGGGTAAGGATGAGCTGAAGAAGCGCGGGATGTCGTCGCCGGACAGGGCTGATGCTTTTTGTTTGACGTTTGCCTCTGACGCTGTGATTGGGATGTATGGTTCGGCTGCCTCGACCAAGTGGAATCAGCCACTGCGCAGAAACTTGCCACGGGTTGCATAATTAGTTAATTCTTTAAGGGAGTGATTCAAATGAAGATGACAAAGGCACAAAAGAAAGTTGGCTCTGTGATGTCTGAGTACAAGGCTGGCACTTTGCACTCTGGCAAGGGTGGCAAGGTTGTGAAGAATCCCAAGCAGGCCGTGGCTATTGCGATGTCTGAGGCCAAGATGCCTATGCGTGGTGCTCGCACTGCCAAGAACATGAAGACAAAGGGGATGCGTTAATGGCTACTTTAAAGCGCACCATGGATCAGGCCATGGACAAAGACGAGGGCTATGAGGGCGGCGATGAGGGCGAGAGCTGCCCCATGGCGACTCAAGACATCACGTTGAATCTGAAGAATCGCGGAAAGGCGATTGATTCTGCCGACTATGGTCCTGAGAATCCCAAGCTGCCCAATAAGCAGTACTGGATGAAGATGGCCGATGAGTGGCAGGTGTCTGAGGATGATGCCAAGCAAAGCCTGTGCGGGAACTGCGCGGCGTTCAATCAGGAAGAGTCGATGCTTGAGTGCATTGCTGATGGCATTGGCGACGAGGGCGACCCTTGGGCCATGATTGACGCTGGCGACTTGGGCTACTGCGAGATCTTTGATTTCAAGTGCGCGTCCAGCCGTACCTGCTCGGCTTGGGTGGCAAAGGAAGAGGATGAGTATGAGGAGCCTCAGTCTTTGTTGACCATCAAGATTGGGGTCAAAGGTGAAAAGTAAGCCTGGACTTTATTCCAACATCCAAGCCAAGAGGGCGCGGATCGCGGCTGGCTCGGGCGAGAAGATGAACAAGCCTGGCACGAAGGCGGCACCAAGTGCTGCTGACTTCAGGGCGGCGGCCAAGACGGCCAAGAAGCCAAAGAAGTCGGCCAAGTGATTGCACCGATTTGCATTTCAACAGTCAACGGCAAAGGTTTGCGGGTGATGCTCACAAGCATTGCCGAGTACTGTCCAGAAGTGCCTGTCTATTTGCGCGGACCCGAGTCCATTATTGGCGGCTATGACGCTGATCTCAAGATCTTTGGTGCACCGCACAATTTCGGTGAAGATTACAACGACGTCATGGACCGCGCCTTTGCTGACGGCTTTGACTCTGTGATCTGTGCCAATGAC